TTCTGCGCTTTCAGTGCCGTAACATTTTTATTTACAGACTTGACGTTATCCTCATACGCTTTTTTTGTATTCGTCAATGCCGTACGGCTTGTTTGCAAGGTGGTTTGTGCGTCTTGCATTTGCTTTTTATATGCCGTAAGACCTTTTGTACTTGTATTATTATTTTTGCTTTGCGTCTGCTCCAATTTTGACAATTCGCTTTCAACACTGCTAATTGTCGCCTCTAAATCCGACGCATCACCTCTTATTCTTACTACTAATTCCGCCGCGTCAGCCACTACAAATCACCTCACTACATTCCATAAAACATTTTTAAATACGGGTCATTTCCCGTATATTCTTCTTCCTCGTCCTCGATTATAACTGCAAGTAATAATCTTGGGTCTTGTTTTGCCAAATCATTCGGCAGTATACCGTGATATTTCAGCATTGTCCCATATAAATCGCTTAATCTTCCTTTTCGGTTGCCTGCTTCGGCAGGCTTTCCTCGTTTTTTCCCGTAAAATCGTCCATAAACCACTTCATAACTTCACGACACATTCTCATTTTTGCTGAAACAGCCGTGTCCAAAATATCTTGTGTCGCCTCTGTACCCTCAAACAGATAGTCAACGGCATCTGCACATACCGACGTAGCCGTTACTTTTTCACCCTCTGCAACGTCCATGTATTCTTTTTCAACCAACGTTGCCGCACCGAAACACCACGGTTTTGATACATACTTCTTTTGGTTGTGTACAAATGTTAATACTCTTTGCATTGTTACTTACTCCTCTCTATACGAAAAAAGCACGCCTTTCGGCGTGCCTTGTCTTAAAGTGCTTTCTTCACTGGATAGTAGTTCATATCCTTAAACCAGTTTTCCTCAAGTTCTGTCTTTGTAACGCCCTCCGGCAAATCGCTTTCGTCAAAGTATGCGTAATAGTTGTTGTCAAAATCACGTTGTACGGCTGTGTATGTAGCCTTTGCGGTTTGCTTTTCAGGCGCACCGCTTGACGCTTTAGTCTTACCGCCTACATTTGACGCAAAGCTGTACGAACCCTTGTAATATCTTACATAACGGTATGAGCCGTCGGATTTCATAATTCTCCACGCAACACCGAAATAAACTGTTTTTGTATCATTGCCAACCTCTACTACACCGTCTTTTTGTGTCAGTCCACGCCACATTGAATCAACTTCCGGCGGAATATCGGCATTTGTGATGTCGTGACCTAATTTTTCAATGTAGTTTGATGTTTCATACGCACCGTTATCGGCGTCAAAAACATCACTGCCGCCTGCGTCTGTCGGTGCAATTTCGACTGTACCTCTCAAATTATACGGATCGCCATATGTTGCACCCTCTGATGTGTCTGTTAAAACTGCGAAAAATGTGTACTTGTCCACACCTATTGTAGGTAGTGGTTTTCTTTTTGCTGTATTTGCCATAAATCAATCATTCCTTTCTACTACTTTCGTAAATCTCATTGTCCTATGTTTTATACCCTTGTCGTCGGGATTGGGTACGTCCATTGTCATTTCATGATAATATTCATTATCAGTCAACAATTTATATACCCTCTCCGACAATTCAAAACACGTTTGCGGATAATCGGCGTAAATATCAATCTGAACAGTCGTATCATTCGTAACGACCGTATTGTCATATGACATTGAGCCTTTGTCCGTTAACGTGTAATATGCTATTGCAGGCAATTTATTAAAATTATCGGGATAAGCAAAACATACACTTACACCGTCTATTTGCTTTAAAATATCCCGTAATTCCAAACCAATATCAAACACCGTACCCCTCCTTAAACTTAGCTACTATTTCACTTACATTGTTCTTTAATGCCGGAACAAGGAACGGCTGTGGTGCTTGCCCCGACGTTGTGTAAAATCGACCGCCACTGTAATACGTCCAGTGTCTTTTTGACGTATGCGAAACAGATTTGTCGCCCTTTGAGCCTGTGCCGAATTCGACATAAATACCGTAATCGGCAGTCGGACCGATTGCAACGCTGTCACCGTCCACTTGGCTTACGATACTGCCCTTTAAACGTCCTGTTGCAACAGGACAGTTTGCCACTGCGTGTGCTCTTACGACTTCACCCGCCATTGCCAAACCTCGCTGTATTTTATCGCCCGACGCATACTGTGTCAGCTTGTCAACAACGTTGTCTATCCCCTCGATTGAAAAATTCATTTCAGCCTACTCCTTTCGAGCATTGCTACCAAACCGCTGTCCCATTTCTGCACATATGTTATATCATATATGTCGCCGTCATATTCAACCCTGTTACCGACCTTTACGTCGTCTGACATATCGCAGAACATACGCATTTGACATTCTATATCCAAACCGTATTGCTCTCTTGCTCTGCCACCGCTGTACGGTTGTACATCGGCTTTGATTTCGGATAATACAGTCTTTTCGGTTTTACCTGTATAGTCGTCAATTTCATATTCTGCGATTATAACAGTTTTATCGTAAAAATCACTGAATACCGATGTCACTCGGAACACGCCCCTTTCGTTTTCGGAACGGGTCAAGGCGTTTATAATAGTTGCTGAAAATCTTATCGTTGTCGGTTTCGGCATATGTGACGGAACGTTCGCCCTCACTTCTGCTCTTGACTACTTCGGGACTTTTACTGTCCCCGTAACCTTTCGCCCTGTACATATCCGCCGCAATTTTCGGAACAAGGCTTTCAAGCTGACGAGGCAGTACATCAATATGACAATACGCCATAATCATATTAACTGTGTCCTCAAGCAAAAAGGACAACAAGCTGTCTTGCTCGTCGTCCTTAATTCCCAACAACATTTTTAGTGTCCCCAACTGTTCCATATTATTCACCGCTTACAACGTCGGCACTGCCCGACTTTCTCGCTTTGCCGTCTGCGGTAACTTCCGCAACTGTAATCTTGTGACCGTTTGTCGCAGTGATTTCGTCACCGTTGTTAAACTCTGTCCACTTCGACAAATCGTCGTCATACGCAACACTTGGAGCGGTGCTTGCGACAGTCTTGTAAACCAACTTGTGACCGCCGATAGGCTTTGGCGATACCGTAATAACAGTGTTGCCTGTTGTGCCTGCAACCGATTCAACTGTCAATTCGCCGAGTGTCGGAACACCGTTCTTAAATGCGGCAAATGCGTCGTCCTTAACAACAAGGAAACCTAAACGCATAGTAGCCTTGATTGCAACCATATCTTGCTCGGCAAGTGATAGCGGTTTACCGTCGCTGTCAAGAGTGCCTTGTAGTGTTGCCTCTGTAAGAATTTCATAGTTGATACCTGCACGCATACCGACAACGGCATACTTGAAGTTACCTGTGATAATATCGGCACGTTTATTGTCCCACGCACCGTTACGTACAAATTCGATAGGCTGACCGTACAGCTCACCGCCTGTTGTACCGTTGACATATGCAGGTGCGCCGTTTGCGTCACGCAATTTTCTCAGCATATTCTTAACACCGATACGACCGATAAATCCCGACGGGTCATAGCCGTTTTCTTCAATCATTGACATTGCGTCAGATATAGCAATATCAATATTTGTGTTGTCTATAACAACCATATGCTTGCTGTCTATAGCGTTCATAATGTTTGTCTTGAACGGCGAATTTGTACCGAAAATGCACGCCGCGTCAATCGCTCTGTAGAATGCCTCTGCGATTTCCGGCTTTAGTTCCTCAAATACGCTGATAGTTGTATCTTCCAACTTCTCTTTTGTTACCGGAATAATAACGGCTAACTTCTTAGCTTCGATTTCAGGGTGAATCCAAGTAGCACCGCTTGTCTTAATTCTTTCACCCTCACCGACCCAGTAAGCACCCGGACCGTCTGTAAGTACGTTAAACTTCTTTTTCTCGTGTTTCATTTCCTCGACTTTCGCCATTCTTAAAACACTTGAACCCCTTGTCACCATTTTGATGATGTCTGTTGCTTGTTCGACAGGTACAAAGCCTGTCAATTCATTTTTCAAATAACCCATTTATTTCACTCCTATCTTTGATTTTCTCTGATTATGTCCATAAAACTGCCTGTGTTGTGACCGCCACTGCCACCGTTTAAATCCGGTGTTTTGCCCTTTAAACGCTCGGTAACACCTGCTTGTACATCTTTGTCGTAGCTTTCTTTTATCTTGTCGATAACCACCTTTGTGCTATCCTTGTCCTCTGCTATGATGTACTTTGCAATCTCGGCAGACAATCCGACTTTGGCAAGTTCCGTTTCGGCATATGCAACGATTTTTTCACGTTCAAACTCCGCCTTTTCTTTTTCAAAATCCTCTCTTGCCTTGTCGTCCTCTTCCTTTTTGCGTTGGTCTGCCGATAGCTTAGCTTTTCTCGCGCCCTCGTTTTCAGCGTCCATTAGCTTTTGTTCAAGGTCCTTTTCCCATTCAGCCTTTGCTTTTGCCACTGCGTCCTCAATCGCCTTGCCCTCGTCGCCTGTCGCTGGTGTCGGTGGTGTCGGGTCTGCCGGTGGTGTTGGATTTGGTGTTGGATTTGGTGTTGGCTCTGCCATTCAAATCATTCCTTTCTAAAAAAAATTGTATAAAAATAAGACGTATAACCCCACGTCTAACAGGGAGATAATCGGATCACCATTCCTTTCTTCTATGTGTATGTTGTGCCTACTCTCACACTATCACCGCCTTTCAGTGTATCAAAAAAGCACGCCATAAGACGTGCTTTTAATATTTAATTTATATTTAATTTTTTCTTACACACTCTTTTTCATTAAATCATATCGTATATAATTTTTTTCCGATATTATTAACATCTCCCGCCAACAATAACTCTGCATTACTATCAATTAATCGTTTATGATTATTTATCATCGCTACTGATAATATTTTAAAGCGGTTTCCGTTTTCATCTGCAACATATCCCCCATTTTTTAAGTTTATACCGTTGTCATTGATTTGTACCGATATATTTTGTCCAATTTTCAATGAATTTATTATATCCATATCACACACCGCCTTTTTTATAGTATAGTTTTAATTCATTTTTGTAATCATTTAAAGCCTTTTCTGTTTGTTCGACCTCAATTTTAGTAAGTCTGTATGCTTTTTGGTATCTTAGTAATTTCTCTTGTGCCTCTATTT